ACCAACACCGCCACCCAATTGCAAAGTTCTCTACTCAAAACATCTCAATCATAAGACAACAATATGCACCTCAATGACTACCTTGACGCAACAAACCAAGTTGCGATATACCCAGAAGCAGGCACAGGATCTGATCTTGAACTCTACTACCTATCCCTCGGCCTTACGTCCGAAGCAGGAGAAGTCGCAGGTAAAATCAAAAAACTAATTCGTGATGGGAAACTCGACATTGGAAATTTGGCCTATGAACTGGGCGACTGCTTCTGGTACTTGGCTAGACTATGTGACGCGATTGGATATGAGCCTGAAGATGTGCTCACAATCAATATCAACAAGCTACTCAAGAGGAAAGAAACAAATACACTACAAGGATCAGGAGACCATCGGTGAATGTCCAACTCGAATTCATTACACCGAATGCACTTGAGCAGATTGGTAGATATGCTGGAATATGTTACAATTCTAGTCTTGACAAAGAAGCTTGTATTAAACGAGCTATCTCTTGTAAAGACAAAGGACACTTGGCAACTCTCCGCTTCGCTCACGCTACCTTCCGAGTATCAGGAATCTCACGAGCATGTTCTCACCAATTTGTACGCTCGAAGCACTTAGACTTTCTACAACGTAGTCAACGGTATTGCAGAGAAGATGGAACAGACTTTGTATTTCCCCACTTAAATAAAGATCAGTCTTTTGATGTGGCACTACATTATGAGTACTGTCTTCAAATGTATGAGCGATTGATTAAAGAGGGAGTTAAAAAAGAAGATGCCCGTTTTGTTCTCCCTGAAGCTACTACAACAGAACTCGTTGTTACTGGAAACTTTCAAGCATGGATTGACTTCATCAAACTTCGTGCCGATAAACATGCCCAATGGGAAATCCGCGAGGTGGCTAGGACAATCAATAACATTCTTGCCCAAGAATTAGACAATCAATTATTTCATTGGATGCCGTAAATGAGTATGCTATTAACCACACTACTCTCAGCACTGATTCCTGTCAGTGTTGAGGGGATCAAACAAGTCATCACTACTAAGTTAGGAGGTGTAAAACCAACTACAGTAGCTGAACAACTACAACTTGATGAGCAAGAGATTAAGCGTTTAAACGCGATTGCTGCCCTCGATAATCCGGGAGGCACACCTAGCCAATGGGTCATTGATTTGCGTGCGTCAGCGCGTTATCTAGCGGCCTTTGTGGTCATTCTAGGCGGTGTTGGTATCTCCTTTGTTGAGGGTATTGCACCAGAGGTAAAATTAATTGGTCTAGAAGGAGCAAATATTGCGTTTGGTTTCCTATTCGGCCAAAGAATTGTGAGTAACTTTAAGAAATGAACTTTAATTTTACTATCCGAAGAACACAACAAGAGACTACAAATACAACCTATAAAGTTAATATAGGTCAAATGATTTGTGGATTACATAAATCAAACCAACGACCACAATCAGTAACATTAACTTCTTCTGAGTTAGAGTATCTACTTACAGATAATAAGTATGCTATGATGGTAGTTGCTGCTCTAGATCGGAGTCCTAATAATGACCTTTAATGATTTATGTGAACTATTAAAGAAGGAGGATGAGGTGACTCTACTGGAGTTACTTGATCTTTCTTCTAGTGAATTAGTTGATACTCTTGAAAGTTTTATCGAAGATAAACAAGACAAACTGCGAAGCTACTATAATGAAACTTCCGAAGATGTTGGTGAATAAAAAGTCACCAACTAATCCAGATAAACAAGAACAACATAAGAATCGTAAATCCAAAGATGAGCTTATTCATCGTTGGGAAAACGAGGACTGGAAAAAACAATATAAGGAGTATTTAGAATATGGAACTCAATCCGAATCTAGATCTGAGTGATACTACGTATTATCAGTGGAAGACAGTAGAACAAGAACTGTTTGAACAATTTTTAGAGCAAGCTTTGACAAAGAAAACTGACACGAAGTCTACGACTAATGAATGATTATCAACAATACATTGCAAAATCACGATATGCGCGGTTTCTAGATTCAGAACATCGGCGAGAAACTTGGGAAGAAACTGTCAAACGATATGTAGATTTTTTCTCAGCTAAGTATCCAGAATTTCCTGTAGACATTATTTATAATAGTATTGTTTCTTTAAATGTTATGCCATCCATGAGAGCATTAATGACCGCAGGTCCAGCATTAGAACGAGATAATGTTGCTGGATTTAACTGTTCATATATCTCTATTGATGATCCACGAGCATTTGATGAAATTCTATATATATTAATGTGTGGAACTGGTGTTGGTTTTACTGTAGAGCGGCAAGATGTAAGTAAACTCCCAGTAATTCCAGAAGAATTATTTAATACTGATACTATTATTAATGTTCGTGATAGTAAAATTGGATGGGCAACTTCTTTTAGAGAATTAATTAGTCTTCTATATAGTGGTAGAATTCCTAAATGGGATACACAAAAGTTACGACCTGCTGGAGCAAGACTAAAGACTTTTGGTGGTCGTAGTAGTGGACCCAAACCTCTTGAAGATTTATTTGATTTTACAATCTCCCTCTTCAAACGTGCTGTTGGACGTAAATTATCTTCACTAGAAGCTCATGATCTTGTTTGTAAAATTGCAGATGTCGTAGTAGTTGGGGGCGTCCGTCGAAGTGCATTAATTTCACTTAGTAATCTTAGTGATGAGCGAATTCGCAATGCTAAGAATGGACAATGGTGGGAAGATAATGTACAACGAGCCTTAGCCAATAACTCTGTAGCCTACACCGAGAAACCTGAAATTGAAATCTTTCTCAAAGAATGGCTCTCTTTAATTGAGAGCAAGTCTGGAGAGCGTGGTATTTTTAATCGGATTGCTGCTACAAAACAAGCTGCCCAGACTGGCCGTAGGGATCTGAATTATGCCTTTGGTACAAACCCGTGTGGGGAGATTATCCTACGTCCACAAGAGTTTTGTAATCTCAGTGAAGTGGTAATTCGATCTACTGATTCATTAGAAGATCTGAAGGAGAAAGTTAGGCTTGCAACTATTATTGGAACTTTCCAGTCTACTCTAACTTCATATAGATATTTACGTCCTCAGTGGCGTAAAAATGTAGAAGATGAACGATTGCTTGGAGTTAGTTTAACTGGGATTATGGATCACCCAGTTCTAAACAAAGTATCTCAAGAGGCCCAAGAGTGGTTACAAGAACTAAAGATTGTTGCTATCCACACAAACAAAGTATGGGCATTTCAATTAGGTATTAATCCAAGTGCTTCTATTACCTGTGTAAAACCTTCTGGAACTGTTTCACAATTGGTGGATAGTGCTAGTGGTATTCATGCACGATTTGCTCCATATTATATTCGCACTGTTCGTGCAGATAAACTAGACCCAATCAGTAAATTTCTAGTTGAGTCTGGAGTGCCTTGTGAAGATGATATTACTAAGCCAGATAAAACTAATGTCTTTAGCTTCCCGATGAAAGCGCCAGAAACTGCTATCTATACTAATGATAGATCTGCCATTGAGCAGCTAGAACATTATTTAATGGTACGAACCTTTTGGTGCGAGCATAATCCCTCTATTACAGTATATGTTAAACAAGAGGATTGGTTAGAAGTTGGAGCATGGGTTTATAAACACTTTGATTCATTGTGTGGAGTCAGTTTTCTACCTCATTCTGATCATGTCTACAAGCAAGCTCCTTACCAAGAGATTACTTCTGATATGTATGAGCAGTGGAAGAAAGACTTTCCTGTTCTCGATTGGAGTCAATTACAATTAGAAGAAACTGATAATACTAGTGGCACAAAAGAATTAGCTTGTGTTGCTGGAATTTGCGAAATTTGATCCTAAATAATAAGAAAGATAAAATGGATAACCAATTTAAAGATCTACTACTAGAAACAATTAATGAACTTAAAGATCATCCAGATGCACAAGATGGTGTTGGGTTTGTAACTACCTTTGATGAAGAACCTGACTGGAAAGTAATCCTGTCATTTGTTCCCATCAAGAAACCGAATGAAAATGTGACCCACTAAAAAGCAAAAACAAAAGCCCCAATCCTTTCGGAGAGGGGCTTTATTATTTTTACATCTTGATTTTTTGGTTACGTTGATTCATCAACCTGCGCAGGGTCATGTCATTATGATCCCACATGTTGTTTGGTGAATCGTGTAATTGTTGATTAATACCAGATCCAATGTCATTAAACATATTAGACAATGAGTAACTATCCGTCCATACTTTTCCCTGATTGGGATCGTATGCACGATCAACACTACGATTTTGTAAAAAGTACTGTTGAAGTTGTTTTAACAGTTCTTCTTCATTCATGATAAGAACAAAGCTTTCTCAGCGGCGCGCCTTGCAATGAGGCCATTAAGTTTCTTACCTGCCGCGAATACCCATTTATCAAATTCATTAGCCGCACCTGTATAGTCCTTAGCATTTAGTTTCTTTAGCAGTGTCGACCGGATTAATTTCCTAACACCCAAGTTAAAGACAAAACTGGCTAAGGCATCTAATTGATTATCTGTCAGTGGCACTTTAACCACAGCCTTTACATCTGAGGTGGCATAGAAGAAATCATCCTCCAGCCACTCATCTGCTTGTTGCTGAGTACAAGTATCACCAAGTTTGACGTTGTGAGTATGCCCATATCCGATGGTAGGAATACCAGCAGGACATAAATAGGCTGTTAATTTACACCCTTCAAACTTCCTGACAATACTTTTCCCATCCATTATTTACGTTTCTCCATAAGTTCACTATATTTCAGCATACGATTGACTTCAGGCAATTGCTCATAGTCCACTTTGTTCATTTGTAATAGTCGAACAAGTTCATGCTGAGTCATTCCAGATTTAATAGCAAGGTTTTTAAATACTTTGTCGAGAATCTCAGGATTACCTTTATATCCAACAACAAAATCCATGATCATATTGTCAAAAGCTTTCTGATTAAATGCATTCTTTTTACCATATGTATAAATATCCATAGCCTTAGACTCTAGTTTTTTTTCTAGATCTTTTTTACCAGTTGTAAATCGCTCACCCTCTTTACGCATTTCATTGCGTAGTGAAGATTGCTTAGACTTTTCAAATGGTGAGATGTTACCTACAGAATAATCACCTTCTTGGTATGTGTATACAGGTTGATTAGTAAACTTAGAGATAGCAGTCTTTTTCCCAAGAACATTTTGAGTTAGAAGTTCACGATCAATGCGTGGTTGTAAAGATGAAGGAACAAATGCAGACAATTGTCTCGCTTTTTCACCAACATCTTCAGTTTCCCAATCGGTACTAGCTCTACGGAATACTGCACGTCCTTGCTCGGCGGCACCTGCATATACAGGGAACATATTTGCAAGTGATCCATCACCAATAGACT